CGCATAAAGAAGTGGCGTATAGCCACCAATCCTGCGTCTAGGAATCCGCTCAATCACATTTATGACCAAACGGTCAATGCTTGGATTGTAATGCCGGATGGTTTTGTGCTTCAAAAGAAGAAGGGCACTGCGACTGGTGGTGTTAACACATCGTCAGACAACACACAGGTGCCGATCGTCCTTGTCTTCGAAGCCTACCACGAGTGGTGCTTGGAAAACAATGTTCAGCCATCGTACAAGCATGCCACTGACAACATTATGTGTAAGTGCTCCGGTGATGATCTCAGTATCACTACTAAGTTTAAAGGGTTCATTGACTTCTTCGTGAAATATATTAAATCCAGCAAGTTCACAGCCAAGTATTGCAAGCCTGGTTTGTTCTTTCTTGGTCATAGGTTCATCGACGTTGACAATGAGAAGAATGTTCCGGTTCCCGACGCAACCAAAATCATGGCTAGTGCCTTGTATTGTGGGTCTGCGTCAAACGTTACATATTCATTTTTACGTTGCTCTGCTCTTATGTGTGAAGCCTGGTTTCTGCCTGTAGGCCAGTATCTTAGGAGGTACTGTTTGGCAATCAAGAATGAGGTTAAGGAACCAATAGCCGTTCCATCAACTAATGGATTGCTCACGATTCCAGCTTCTCACGTGCTCCGCATGTTCCGTGAGCCTGAGTTTTATCGCTCGCTCTACCTTAAACGTAACTCCATGAGAACTAGCGCGAACTTCCATAACTTGGACTTAGATGATCTCACTCTCCAACCAGTTTTCACCAACATTTCTTCGTCATCTGACTTCGACTTTAGAGAATTTAAGGATGTTTCCAATGTTGGTTCCCGACAGCTCAGTTATGCTGATGTAGTGGCTAAGTCGAGTAATAGCCGTCCAGCCGAGCGGCGAAAATTAAAATCAATTATGTCGAATCAGTTCAACAAAAAGAATTTATCCAATGGAAAGAAAACTCTCCAAGCAGAGGTTAAGAAAGAAGTTGACAAGGTTGTGTCTAAGACACTGTCTCTTGATGACCTTTCACCATCACGCAAGACTAGGTCTTCTTTGGTCCAAGATGTTCGTAACCTTGGTAAAGACATATCCAATGTTGCGTCCGATGTGGCACGCGGTATCACCGATGTCATTAACGGTAATATCCTCCTTGAAAAGAAGACTAGCGCCAACAAGAGTTCTAAGAAACGGACTAAGCAACTTAACACGGTTGTTGTCAACCGTTCGGGCTTTTCCAACGGCATATACAAAATAGTCAACGCTGATCACAACATCACTAGAAAACATGCCTATACAGAGAAGTTTGCGACGCAACTATCGTCCGGCAATTTCACTTCTGTCGCTTATAACCATATGAACCCTGCGGACCCCGCCATGCACCCTTGGGGTGCACAGTCAGCAGTCCCTCACCAAACTTGGGAGTTCAAGATGGCTGTGGCACATTACGTTCCCAACCAAAGTTTCTCATCCTCTAACACTTCCATAGGTCAATTGCGTGCTGGTTGGTATTACAATCTGGAGGCCGGTGCCCCAGTTGACGATGATGACGCAGATCGTATGGGTATCATTGCATTTGACCCACTGGAGCCGATTAGTATCCCTCTCGACATCACTCGGGCTCCTCTTAGGCAAATGAAATCCGGTAATTATCTTTTGACGCAGAATGTTCTCAGTCATCCAGGTGATGATAAGAACTTCTACGCCCCAGCGCAATTTTTTGCTTGTGCTCAGGGTTACCCGGATGATGGTATTGCTATCGGTCGTTGGTTTCTTGAGTATAACTACACTTTGGTGGGGAAATCTTCCTCTTCCACTTACGAGAGTTGGTGGTACGCGACCACCAGTGGTGCAACACTTGCTTCTCTCAGTGGATCCATTACACCCACTAGAACGGCCACCGCTTACGTGACCGTTAGCTCAAGCGCCAGTGCCCCTCCCCCGATATCAAACGCCTTCTTTTCAGGTACTTCCCCTGTCACATCAGGGTCACAGTGTTCTAGTGTCACAACCACTGTTGACTTCACCAACCACCCTGGTGAATTTTTTATGTTGAGTACTCATCTGTCTCTTGGTATGGAAGGTTCTTCAACCCTTAGCACTTCCCAGTACGGTGTTGCAACGAGTTTTACTACCACCAATTGTACCGTTAACACCAATTTGGTGTCTGGCGGCCACAAGTCCAGTGGCATGTATTGGAATCCCTACATTACCTGTTTTAATGCCATGAGCACTGGCATCAACAGTAATGCTTTTGCTGGTGTGATAGGACTGTTAGTTCAGGTCCCCACGGAAACTACTACTGGTAGCAAACTTGTCATCACTACTGAGAAAGATGCACAGACTGGTGATATGTTCGTCTATAATGACACCGGTAGTCACAAACATGTGGTTTCCATCCAGCGTGTTCCTGTCAATCTTTGGTATGCCGTCAATTCGTTGTCGGCCAGCCTTAATTGGTCTAAAGCTGGTTCCTTTGACAACGATTCCAATAGGGAGTTGGCCAAAAAGTATCGTTGGTCTCAAGCCCAACTTGATGCTGCCATTAAGAAGGATCAGTCGTCTAAAGTTATTGACTTCAGCCTTATTGAATCAAAAGACCAGGAGGAGAAGTTTGTGATGTTGGACTCCCTCGTTACTGAACATAACTGTGCCCTTTGCGGAAAGAGCGGGACCGATCTGTGTTCGTCCTGCCTACAATCAGTTAGAGAGTTGAGATCGAAGGACCTTACTCGATCTTCTCTGTCCTCTAACAAGGCACTCAAGAGCTAAAGGCTCTAGGTTGGTGACCTTATAACCCATTGGTGTATGTAAACACCCATTCTTC